GGTTGCATTTGGATCAAACTTTTGCAAGTTAAGTTCTAATACTCTAACTAATCTATTAAAAACATCTGGAGTTATTTCACTACCAGCTATAGGTAATCTAGTTTCTAATAATTTTGCCATTATCTTCTTCCGTCTTCTCTAAAATTAAATCTAGTCGCTCCTAATCTAAATTCCATACCGTTTCTTACCGAAATATCGTTATCATCGTCAGACTCTATTCTATAAATCGCTTGTCGAGCTCTTGCTCTAGTATCTATTTTTTTTGTTGTGTTAGTGATTGATGAGGTAACTTTTGTTTCTGGTGTGTCATTTGGAAAGTCTCTGGTTTTTAAAACAACATTTAAGGCTGCGTTACCATTACTCCCAGTAAATCTTATGTCTGGTATTATCTCCCTAACTGAATAAAATCTATCGCCATCTTCTAAATCAAAATCTCCAGATTCTATAAAAACATTATCCATTGGCGAGCCGTCATCATCATTACCATTTTCATGATCGTATAAGTAATAACTGCTACCAGATTTACCAGTAGCTAGAGGAAAAGAAAATATCCCTCTATCTATCCAAGCAAATCTTTCTAGCTGACCAATGCTCCAAACTTGTTCTAAGTAATTGTAAACTACGTATCTATCTGGTTCGGTTGATGTGCCAGAACAGTAGAACCAACCTACTTCATTAAATTCTCTATTGGTGAAAGCAAAGTTTTTATACACTTCGTTTAAATTTAAATTATCAAAAACATGGTTCAATACAGAACACGGTAGTTTCATTACTGAACCATTGTAAAAATAGAATCCATCAGATGCCATCCAATAGATACCATTGTCACCATTGACTACTGCTTTGGGTCCTATCAACCCAACGCTATCGTTTATTAAATTTAAACCAAATGTAAAAGGTGCTCCAATAAATTGCATAGAGTGCATAGATACATCTGTCCAAATCAGTATTTCTTGTCTTGCTTTTAAACCACCAACAATTAAAGAACCAGATGATATTCTTAGAGATCCAGCTGTGTTAGTAGCTTTAGACTCAAACTCCAATAAATTTTCTTGATCGGAAAAAGATATTAATAATGGGTCTATCACACCAGTTCTTGCAGTGCCATTAGCATTTAAAGTATCAGAACCTAAAACAATCAAGTGTCTATCAATATCAGAAGTTAACACTTGCAAACAACGAGTCGGCACTAAATTAGCTCCAGCTACATTTTGTAATTCTACTGCTCTAGTAGATAAAGTATTAGTGTTATCCCATCTAAATATAGATCCAGCTCTAGGATTAATAATTAAATCTTCTCCAAAATTATCGTGAGTCCATAATCTTAAAGTATTGTTTGCTGATAAAGGAGTTACTGAGCCATAACTACCTTCACTCCAACCACCAGCACCCCAACCAGTAGATGGTACATAAGTATCTAAACCTACGTTAAGTTGATATGCGGCTACTGTGCTACTACCGCCATTACCAGAATCAGAAGAGTTTGCTAAAACTGTATTGCCACTAGTGTCTTTTGCTTCTATGGTATAACTGTTGGCATCAACAATAGATGCGATTTGATACTCTTGGTTTAAAACAGCTGCAGTTATATTACCTCCTAAACTAGCCGCTCCACTGAAAGTGACATAATCGTTTATTTGCGCACTGTGACCATTCTCAGTAACTGTTATCGTGGCATCATCATTAGCAACTTTAGCAAAAGTAGCATCACCTGCTGCAGTAGTTAATCTTATAGGGGTAATATCGTTAAAGTCAGAACCTTGTTGAATATAATATTTATAAGTAGTGCCTACACCTAATAGATCTGTGCCATCTAGATTAACCCAGTCGTGCATTGCTCTAGGCGTACCTTCTAATACGCCAGTGGTATTTTTTACCCAGCCACCTATTTTTTCTGGAAACCCTTTTCTAAATCTAACTAGATTGCCATCAAACCAACCATTCTCTGCTGTAAGACTGGTCCCTTCTTTATCTATACCTGGTTTAAATAAAATCTTAGTGTAAGGCATAACAAATACCTACCTTGTTAAAAAAGAGTTTGTTGTATGAAGAAAGCTGTAACGCTTAAAAATACAGTGATTGTAAAAATTAAACTATTTCTTATGCTTTTATTTATTGAAGTAATGCCTTGTTCGATAGCATCTAAACGTCTGTAGTTTTCTTTCCATCTTTGTTCACAAGCTGCTTCATGCGAGCTAAGTCTTTTATCTAGTTCTGTTACTGTAGTTCTTGCCATGTTTTTTTATATTTCAGTACATTTTATATCAATCTTTACGTTTGTCATCTCTTTGAGATTTTGAAATCTTACCAGGCTCTATTAGCTCTGGCGCATTTAACAAGGTTTTTAACAAAACATCTTGTCTTATTATTTCATTATCTACAGACCTAACTCGATCAATAAGTTGAATTAATATATTGGTTTGAGAATCTAATTTAGAATCTAATCTTTTTTCCATGGCTGCCATGCTTTCATTTATTTTGTCATCAACTACATCTATTTTTTGTTCCATGCCGTTAATGATTTTATTTAAAAGTTTCCAAAGAAAAAAACCTAAACCTAAAGTTGCTGCTATTGGGAATCCTACTTCATTAATTATTTTAACTAGATCGTCCACTGCAATCTAAATTAAAAATAATTTTTTAAATCTTCCCAATACCCTTTTAGTTTGTCGTCTAAAGTTTTATTTGCATAAGGAGCTACAGCTTTTAATAAAGCTTTACCAACTACCAATACAAATATTATCCACAATAAAGCTTCCACTTATTCCTCCAAGTCGCTTATAGTTTGTCTAGCTTCTTCCCTCTTAGTTTTAATATCGCTAGGCATATTTTTGCCTGAGTCTGCTTCTCTAATCACATACCAATCTGTCTCAGATAAATAATTTTGTGCGATTAATAATTGTTGTTCTTTAGATAGTTCAATATCTATAGTTTTAGTTATGCCATCAGAACCGCAATAATTATGATTATTTTCTGTCGCTGTTTGCCATTGTTCTTTTGTAACTTCTATTTTAGGTTCGGGTATAGAATCATGAAGTTCATCATCAAACCAACCTTTTATAATATTATTTTCGTCTATATGTGCGTATTTTCCTGACATTTTAATATCCTATTGCGATTAAAAGTGCATAACCTGCATAAACACTACCCGTGTATTTTAAATTACTTGTTGTTATATCGTAAACATAGTTAGAGCCGTGTCCCGAAGAACTATTTCTAATATCATGTTTAGAAGCACTTACAACGGCATTAGGAAAACTTAATGGATAAGTCCAAGTAGTACCGTAATATGAATGATAAACTTTAGCCCAACACATTTGCATACCATTACTAAATCTAATATATCCACTAGAAGAATTTTGTGAGTAAGAATCTGTTAAATATCCTGCTCCATTAGTTAATTGATTATTATTTGTCGGTATCGTTGGTTTGTTTGACAAGTCTGTATAACTACCACTAAAACTAGATGTGCCTTTAGAATTTAATTGTGTCTGTATTGCAGAAGTTACGCCATCTAAATAACCTAACTCTGTTGAAGTTACAGCGCTTACTATAAGATCTCCATTGCTGTCAGAAACTAAAGCCCTAGATGCTGTAAGATCTGCCATCTTGCTAAAATCAATCGCGGCAGTTGCGCTTATATCTGCATTTTCTATATTAGTTATGCTATTACCTGTGGCGTTTGCATCAAATGTTTTATTAGTAAAAGTAGTTGTGCTTGCAGCTGAAGCGATTCCAGAATTACCCAATTTAGCGTTTGTGCCTAAATCTATTTTATCTAAAGCATCAACCATGGCCGCGCCACTACCAGCACCATCTGAGTAAACTAATTTAGTGCTACTAGCTGGAATGGTTACTGTAGATCCAGAACCTTGTTTTATTATTATGTTTTGTGACCCACTGGTTGCATTCTCAATAAACCACAATTTTGAAATTGTATCTGGAGCTAGAGTTATGGTACAAGCTGAATCCAAAGCGCCAGTGTATTTAAGATACATTGCCCTGCCGGGATCAGTCGCTCCATCAGCTATAGTCGTAGTATGTGTGTCGGCATTAGTAGTTATTGCCTCTGTACCAAAACCTAATGCTTCTCCAATTAATTCAAGATTTTCATTAGTACGAGCACCCCAGGTACCTGATT